TGTTTGCTCATCGGTTCTGTATTGTTATGTTAAAAAGTTGTATTGTCTGCATTGTATGTTGTTGCATCTGATTTGATTTGTGTTGAATCAGCCAAAAGAAAACCTCCATCAGCATCAAAAGGATAAATTGAGCCCCAACCATTTGGGTCATTTGTTTCACCCCAAAAAGAAACACTGTAAATTTGTCCAAAGCTCATATTTAATTCTTTTTTTTATTTATAAAACCCAGTCTATTTTGTGACCCTCGTATGCTGGAGACACATCTTCATTTGAATTTGAAAACCATTCAGGATATGAAGTTGATGCCTGAAAGCTCATGTGATCCAAAAATCTCTCAGTGTAGCTTTCAGCTCTGTCTCTTTCCACTTGGACCAGGTCTTTAACCTCTTCAGATGAAGCCTCAGAAGCGTTTTCTGAAACTCCTTTTGAGATCCCCTTGTTTGTGATCTGATAAGCTGCTGTCTTTAAAAACTCTGAAATTGTTAAATGAATCAAAATCGGTTTTACATAATTTTTAAGCAGGTCTAAATATGGATTTGACAAAGAACCTCCTGCAATATCAGTTGCAAATTTGTTGTATAGATCTGTCCCAATGATTTCCCTGAGATATTGTGTTTGTGCTAAATGAAGAGCAGGGACCAAACGATCTGAGTCAATGTTTGTATCAATGATTGGGCTGTTTCTTACGATGTCATTTTTGCTGCAAAATAGTACTGTAGCCATATGTTAATTTTTAGCACCCCTGGAAGGAGTTTCGTTAGGTTTTTGTCTTACAATTTCAGGCTCCTGGTCTTCTGTAGGCGTTGGGATTCCTTTCTTTGCAATTTCTGTTTTGTAAATCAGTGACTTTGCAGCGTTTGGATTATTAGGATCAATTTTTCCGTCTGTCAATAAATACGTCTTTCTCAAAAATGAATGTTTACAGTACTTGCCGCCCTTGTGCTTAAACAAATTATAAGAAGATTCATTCTTTGCATTAAAGTCTGCATTCCCTTTAAAATCACGATCCAGATCCTCTTTCCTGTACACTCTTTTGGCTTTGACCATTAGCTTGCAGAACTCTCTGCTTTTTGGTGTGTAAACCAGGGGAGTGTATTGATACCTAATGAGGTACTTTTCACCGCTTTCAGTCTCTCCGTCAAGTTCACTTTTCACATCAGCTCTCCCTTTTGGAACTGAAGCAAGTTTCACCTGGTCATCGAGGTTCTGCTCCTGGTCGTGATCAACTTCTCTTTCATCAATTAGCACATATCCAAAGTCCAGGAGTGTTTTTTCATTGTCTCCTAGGTCCTGAATCTGTTCAAACATTTGTTGATCTTCGAAATCTTTTTCACTTGAGAGCTCCTGTCCAGTTTCCTCTTCAATTTGCTCCTTTGTGACAGCGTTTTCTGTATTTGTGAACTCAATTGGAGTCAACGTCTTCACATAGAGATCCAAAGCAATTCCGTTGATGGCTAAAATGTCATCAATTGCCTCAATGATATCGTCTTGATAGGGTCTAATCACTAGATTTTCAAACAAATTGTGAGCGTTTTGAATTTCTTCAGAGTTTGATCCCAAAGAATTTCCTGAGTCCCTAATACCAACCAACAAAGGGCTGGTGATTCTGTGACCGATCATGAGTTTCCTGGAGCACTCTTCTGCTATATATTGATAAACGTCTGCAGAGTTAGGAGCAGAGATGTCTTCAATTGTGGTCCTGTTCTCAACTGAATCACTAAATGAAACAATCACCTTTTCACCATGAACTCCAGTGAGCTTGTCTGTTATTTCTGCTTTAATTTGGCGCATTTTTTCGACTGATGGAGTTCCGTTTGCCATCGATACAAGTTTAGATCCCGAAAAGGAATTTTCAACTTCATTGCATAAAAATTCGGAAATTGAGCACTCAAGCCGCCCGTAATTAAGTGATCCTATATAATCGGGCACCGAATAGTAATGCATCGAAGGGATGTGTCTTCTGATTATATAGATCTCATTTTTTGATCCAGATCCAAACACAGGAATCCTGGTCAGTTTATCCCCGTCCTGATATTCACTCCATTTCGGGTGATAGTAGTATGCGTTTATTGAACCTTTGTCATCACATTTTTCAGCTCTCAAAGTCTCACGGTTAAAATGAGAAACTTTGACCACCTTTTTTTGTAAGTACGAAACCTGAATTGATGCCTCTCCGAGTAGCTTATAATCTAAAGCAATTTTTTTAAGGTCTTTTTGTTTTACTAGAGATTTAAAGTTTGCAAACTCATTGGGCTTCATCGAAGCATTGTGAGCGTGTATACCCTTGCCCACGATTTGATTGACAATTCCTGTGATGGAACTGTGTGAGGTTGGGCTGTTTAAATAAACGTCAATCAATTCATCATAAAATCCATTGTTAGTCCCAAAAGCAACAAAATCTTTTTTAGTGTCCTCAATGACTTCTGGAGTTTGATAAGACTCTAATTGTATCACTTCAATATTATTCATAAACTAAATAATCATTTGTTGAGCTTGTTTCAAAAGTGTATTTTCCAGAGTTGATCGAATAGCTTGCTGCTGTTTGATCAGTAACAAAAAGAATTTCTCTGTATATGACTTTTGATGTTGCTGTGTTTGTTATTTCTAAAGAGTAATTGAAATCTTTTGCTGTATCAAAGCCATAACTTGCGGTAAACGTATTATAATAATCAACTCCAGAAAAAGAAGTTGTTGTCTGATTATAGACCTCAGTGTTGAGCGTTTTATTTCTCACAATTACCCTGTAAGTTGTCGAGCCTGTTGCATCATAACTCCTGGGAATAAAGTTGACCGTATGTGTTGAAAGTGATCTGTCCAGGATTGTCATTTTTCTATTTTATAGATCGCTTTGTCTGTTTTTAATTTACCAGTGTTCTCCAGAGATTCAATTCCAGATTCACCGATTTCTTTTTTGAGTGCGCTTTTGCTGATCTCTAAAAAATCAGGACCGTCAAAAGGCTTCTTAAATGCTTTTTGTGTTTTCTGTTTTGCCATTGTGTTTTCTTTAATGTGTTTGAAAGGGGAGGACTAAAAAGCACACTCCCCAATCTAAACACAAGGGTATTGTTTAACTGTTTGTACCTACAGTTATGGTCTCAGTATATGTAGACCAGCCAGCAGTTGGATTTGCAGTTGTTGCACCTTCAACAAAGTTTGGTGGAAGAGCAGATTCGTCAGTAAATTCAAGAACGTACTGTGAAGCGTCTCCAAATGCACCGCCCGTCTGCATACTAGCAGAGGACAATTCACATCCATTGTCTTTGCCGATCAAAAAGAAGTTTGAATTTCTGTCTTCTATAATGATAGCAACTCTTTGATAAGAAAGCAATTTCAGCTCTTTTTGGTCTTCTTTAGTCAATTTCGGTAAACTAAGGGACAACACAGTTGAAAAGAATGCAGTTCCGTTGTCTCTAGACACGTTTGCAGTTGTTTCCATTGTATTTCCTGAGCCTTTTAAATCGTACTGGAAAAATACTCCAGTCCCTGAAGCGTCCGTTGCTTCATCGTTTGATCCTAAAGTCACAGTTCCCAAATCATTGAAATCAACTAACCACGCTTTTTTCAAGCCTCCGATTTGATCTTTGCAATTAATTGCACGACCTTTTGTAATATCACACGCCATAATTTAAGTTTAAGTTGTTGATTATCAGTTAATTAAGAGTATAAAACTATCTCTGCAGCGTTTGCAATGTTCACACCTTGTGATCCACGCATTACAACTCTCACATTTTGAGATCCGTCATATTTAGACACATCAACTAAACTCACTAAGTTATTTTCTGAGAATAAAGAAGTTGAAAAGATTAGGTTTGAAGCTCTTGAGGCTAGCATATCACTGGCTGGCATTCCTGGAGCCATGAAGACTTTTACTCCATCCAGATAAAGCTCTTGTTGACCTTTGTACCAAAGTGGTCCTTCGCTGTTGATACCTGCAGCACCTACATTTGATTGGAAACCGCCTAATGCAGACACAAACTTTTTGAAGATGTCAATTGACACATATAAATATAAATCGTCTGCTCCGTAAATCGTGTCAGGAATTGCTGCCAAAACCTTTTGCATTTCAACAATTACATTTCCGCTCGTTATTCCCGTTTTTGCAACGTCAACAACTGCAGAGTCAGCACCAGCCAAAACTGTCACACCGTCTGTCTGTCCTTCAGTTCCATTTGCTCCAGCCCAGAAGTTTGTCTCCATGTTTGAAGCTACTTTTTCAGCAACGTGCTGAAGTACAAAATCAGAAAGGTCTTTTGCGATTCCGCTTCTGATTCCTTTCATCTGTAATGATTGATAAGTTGTGCGGTAATTTTTTGCACATAATTGCAGGTTGACTTGAAATTCTTCAGGAGTCAACGTGATTTCTGTAGTGGTCAAAGTTCCCGTTGCCGTAAAATCACAAGTGGAATTTTTGATTAAATTAGCGTCTGAATTGATCACCTGGATCACTTCTTTGCCTTGAATATTGTCTCTTACATCTACAGCTCCAGAAGCCAAAGTTTTTCCCGAGAGGATTGATGCAGATAAAAATCCAGCAGCTAGCTTGCCGCTGTAAGAATTATCAGTGAATGTGTGAGTTGTTGCCATTGTTTATTGATTGAATTGATTTACTAGATTGTTTAAGTATTTTGCTTTTTGCACAGTTACATTTGTAAAAGATGTTGCTGTTTGAGTGTCGACAGCTTCAGGATTGTGAGCAATAGGCTCAACAACTTCAGCAGCGAGTTCGATGTCTTCTGTTTTTTCCTCAACTAAAGTTTCAGGAGCTTCTTTTGCTTCGATCATTGTTTTTAATTCAGCGATCATTGAAGTAAGATTTTCAACCTCTTCTTTTGTTGCATAAACAACCTTATGAGTTGTTTCTTCTGACTTCACAGATGTGTCAGTTGTTTCATCTGAAGCCTCAACTTCTGGAGCTTCTTCTTCTGCTGGTTCGTCATTGTTTGCTTCTCCGATTAATCCAATTATCCCCTCACTTGTCACAGATAAAATCTCACCTGTGTCTAGGGTATATTTTCCGATAGGTAATGGAATGGAATCCTCTGAATCGCTTACAATAAAGACCTGCTGTCCAACTTCGAAGCTTTCGGCTTGAATTTTGGTCCCATTTTCGAGGGTCATCTCAGCCAGTACAACTTTCTCTTCAGAGAGTTCAATGCCCAAGA